AATTATCGCCGCGCCCCATTTTTTCGTGCGTCCTATATTAGAAAGTATTGCGATTCAATCGACGCTGGAGCTCCTTAACGCATGAGCTCTGCCCGCCGCCTGATAGAACGCCATCGACCGGAGTTCCCATTCGATACTGCAGCGCTCGAATAGTGCCAGCCCCGATGATGCCGTCGGCGGATACTCCGAGCCTTACCTGCATCGCTCTGATGACTGCGCTTCCTGCGGGGTTAGAAGTCGAGAACTTCCAGCCGCCGGTGCAAGCGGCGAGACGAGAACGGTTTCCGATCCACTGCCCCCACACTTCGCCATCCGCTATCGTTCCGAGAACCTGCTGCAGCCGTTTAGTCGTAGCGTTGCCCCAGTATCCGTCTACTGCGATTTGCGGAATAGACGGAGCAGCGGGAGCAGGAGCCGGAGCAGGTTTCGTAGCAGGGGCGGACGGCGTTGCCGTTGCCGAGGAATCACCCGCAGCGATTTTCGCCCAGCCGTTCGCATCGAGAGCCGCTACGTTCCTATCCGTTCCGCCACCGGAGGTGTATTGCCACAGCGTGTAAGTGCTCCACGGATTCGTCCCGTAGATGAACTTCGGCGTCTCCCATGAATTGCGGAGGTCGGGATACCCGGCGAGCCACAGCGCACATGTCGAGGAGCAGCTGGCTGCCTGCGAGCGGGAGCTCGCCTGAATGTAAATCATCGGCCAGACGCCTGTGAGCGCGTGGTATTTATCTGCGAACCTCTTGCACCAGCTCGTATTGCCCCATGAGGCGTTCTGATACGACTCCCAGTCAAGAACGGGGATGCCGTCTTTCGTGTACCCCTTCGTGTTATTGTAAAAGTATTCCGCTTCTGCTTCCGGATTTCCGCCGGCGGCGTAGTGATAGAAGCCGCGCAGTTTGCCATCCGCCTTCGCACGCTGATAGGCCCAGTCGCAGTGAGGATTGACATATCCGGTCCCCTGCGTCGCCTTGACGATGACGAAGTCGGATCCGGCATATGCGGCTTCCGTGTTAGAACGGCCGAAAGCGTTTCCGTTCCTGCCATCGTGAGAACTTACATCGATACCCTTAAGCATTTCGTTCCTCCGCTTGTTTGATGTCGTGATCTAATCGTCGAAGTCGCTCGTATCGATTGAACGCGCGCGAAGGTCGGCATCGACTCGCTCAATCGTAGCGTCATTCACACGGCTTGACGCAGCCTTTTCGATTCCGGTGCGGGTGAGCGAGGCGATTGACGCGCCGTCATTAACCTCCGGCAGTCCAGCGAGGCTCGTGAGAATTGACACGATAGCGGCGAGCGCAGCCGTGGAGCCAATCATGACCCAATCGACATCTCCCATCGCCGCAGACGTTCCGATAGCCGCAATAGCCGCCTGAGCCGCAGTCTTAACGGCGCGAACGCACGCGGCTTCTCCCCATTTGATGATATCCGTGTAATCCATTTTCTACTCCTCCGTGTCCTTGCTGTTCTCTTGCGTTGGTGCGTTTTGTATTTCCTCATATATGTAAGTACCGGTGGAATTGCCGCCCCTCTTGTGATAGTCATCGTAGCAACTCGCCGCTACTTCTTTAACGAATAACGGAATAGGCTCTCCAGGCACGATATATGATGTATAGATTGAAAGGAGAGACGACCGAAGAAGAACGAGCAGCGTCGCATCTAAATCGTCATGTTCTTTCTTCTGTTTAATCCCCCAAGTTATAGTAGAAGCCACGAGCGATGACACTGCCGATGTAATAATCGCAGTTATTACTACCCCCGATATATCCACGCCCATCACATTCATTCCTCCCTGCTCCACCACGAATCTTGCCCGGGTTCGCTCGTGTTTCCTATCCTCATGCTGACATATATAGCACCGTCTTCGTCTGGATAATGAACGCGCTCTCCGAGTGAATATGAGTCTTCTGCCATCGTCGGGGCGTGCCATATTCTGATGCCGTCGGGCGCCACATCGACTTCGACATACATTGAGGCGCCTGCCGTTTCCGGCGGATAGATGTCTGACGATTTCGCTATATATTGACTAACCTTATAGATAGTACCGTTGCGTTTAATCGCTTCGCCCTTCTTGTATGTCTCTCCCGCTTTCCATTCCGGGAGTAATGATGAGAGGGCGACGATATCCGATGTGCTCATTGTCGGCGTTAGTGTTGGAATCGCAATTTTGGCGAATGACGTTAGTGCCGCTATTTGCGGATTGATTTTATCCTCTACGCTATCCGCCAAGCTTGCCGCTTTCTCGGCGAGCGAGTGCGTCTCGACGACATTCGACGAGAGTTCCGAGACGCTCGTCGCCAATCCCGCCACGTCGTCTTGAAAATCAAGTGCGGCTGCTACGAGAGCGTCCCCTGCTCCTACGGCACCGATAGCAACGAGAGAGCGGGCGCGTCCGGGCACTCCCGTCGCCGATATAATCACCGTCTGCCCTTTCGCTATCGCTCCGACGCATGGAATAGTAATCGAACCTGATGTCGTCTTCACATTCCCGGTTAGTCTTACGCTGACGGAGCCATTCGATGAATCGGCGGAAGCTATTCCGTTAATGATAGTAGAGACGGGCCGCTCCTCGGATCGTTTGGTTTTCGACTTATTCGCAGATGTAATGAGCGCACGCGCGAGCTCGATATCACTCTTCATATTTAGCCGCCTCCGTGAAAGATATCGAAAGGCTTAACGAGTCATCGAGTTTCAACGATGACGATGTGACGACGCCCCTCGTAGATTTGACGCCATCGCTTGTATAGAAAACAAGAGCAGCCGCATTCTCGAAGAAAGTATCTCCGGAGCATTTGACTTCGAACGAGAAGACATCGGAAGTCGTTCTGCTCGACTTTAATTCGTTGATAGAAAGCAGGCTCAACGATTTCGCCGACTCGTCATTATCGCCTGCGTCTATCTTTTTAGCGATAATCCTGCCTGCCGTATAGATGCCGGAGGCACTATCTATGTACGCCGTTTTTGCGTCATCACCGGATGTCGCTGCGATAATCCTGTTAGGCATGGACATCCTTTTCGTCTGCTGCTTTATATCGCCGATGATACGCACGCCATGATAGTCGGGCACCGATGTGAAGGTTACGCTAGGAGAAAGCGAAAAAGCGTCGAAATCGTCGATAATCCTGACCAGCCCGGTTTTATCTATCGATAATCTTAAAGATGCTAAATTACACGCATCGGACGCAATTGTTAGCCATTCGGAGCCGACATCGTAGTTCAGCACCGACGTGTATCTATAATCCGATGAGGCATCCCATTCGAACCTGACTCCGGAGTTATTGAATGCGTCTGATATAACCTCCTTCGCCGTGGTGCCAGCGCTTATCGTATATTGATACGGAGTAATAGTTAAAGCGTCAAGACGAGAGTGCAGCTCTATACTTCCGGAATACGCGCCGTTCTTGATAGTCGCATCGGCGGCCGTTCCGTCGAACGTGCCGAGAACATATTCGGCTCCATCACGAGTGAGAATGACTCGTATCATCGTGCCCTGCTGCCAATTTGTATCGATGAAAGGCAATGACCCGCTTACGATTGTATCGGCGTCGGTATCGAAGTCGATGCTGCCACCTCCTTCGATGCCGATGATATCGCCTATGACTGATAGCGTAGATGGATTGACGGACATGTATTTAAAATCGTTAGTTAGATATCTCATCCGGATCAATCTCCGTCATCTTAATCGTAACCTTGCTGTATCTTGCTGCGTCTCTGCCATACTCGATGCCAGTAACTTTGACGGCGTGCCATCCTCCGAACGGCGTCCGATATATTGCGAGCTTGCTATAAAGCAACCTGTTTAGCCTATCGGTATTCGCTTCGAAGGTATCAGATGTGAGAGGCTGATTTATTCCGATAACGCCGCTAATTTGGATCTGATGGGTGCTGCCTCCTCCGTAATACACTTCCGAGAATTGACTGCCAGAACCGTGCGCTTCGGTCGCATCTAAATCGATTGCGTCCGTATATTCGACATTACCTATGAGATGAAGCTCGTGGTACTCCTCATCCTCGTCTATGAAATCGAAAACGGATACGCCGATACGAGGCGGGGAAATCAATTCGCCTGCCGTAGGCGGGGCGATAACTTGTATCTTCCCATCACTGAAGAAGACGAAGCACATCGCGCGTTCCGGCTCGATTGTAGATGGACTCCATATTCCAGAATCCTGGTTCTGCGTGCGTTGCGGTGCTACTATTCCGCCGAAGTTAGTAACGAGGCGGTACCTATCTGCAAACTTAATACGATATACATATTTTACGCTGACGATTTTCTTGATGACCGCCGAAGTCAATATGCTGCCTGCCGTGCTGCCTGCCGTGCCGGAGAGCGGGTCGTCGCCATCGAATAGATACGCGGAAAGAGAATGTTCGCTGGATTTTAGATCTATCTGCTGTATTCTATTCGTAGAAGTGTTAGCGGAAAGGACGAACTTAGAAGTTCCGAGATGGAACTGACGCTCCGCCGTTATCCCTTCGTATTCGATTTTATACGTGAATCCTGTGATCTCGTTATTAGGCCAATCGTCGGCGAATGGAATTGTATTCTCCAAGTCGTTCCAATCTATCGAAATCGTTCCATTCGTCGGCAGGTTATATTCCGAGGCATGGACTTTGATAGCTCCCGATTTCGTAAGTATGCTCGTTATCGATAGAGAGAACCCAGATGGGATGTTGCTGCTATCGTATCCAATCTTGAGCCCATCCGCGCCGGCTTCGAAATATCTAAAATCGATAGACGGATCCGAAAGAATGGTGAATATCTTGCTCGCAGTATTTCCGCATGTCGGGATATAGTCGAAGTATTGCTTGTCGCTCTTATAGCTGCGTAGCGTTAAAGTCGTCGCTGGAGCGATGCTACGGACGCTAATTCTCAACTGTTTAGCTACTATATATGCGATATTGCCGGTTCCGACATCGTTCCCGCCGATTTTAAAATTAGTATCTGCGATTATCCTGCTATCTGATATATTCGGAGACACATTCGCTGACCAAGCCATGCCCCACTTCGGTTCTTTATAAGTATCCTGCCCGAGCGTTTCTACATAACTCGATATCTCAATCGGAACCCATTCGCCCGTGGTGCCGTTATCCATGACATCACGGTATTCAGCTGCTACGCTCCATCCGGTGTTGTAATCATCGGAATTAAATGCCACGCCCCATGTCATATCGTTCGCCGATATCGTCTGCTCGTCGTGTATCGTGCCGCTATCATCTACCAGCGCGATATTAGACGCCACCGGCATCGTCGCATCATATAGGCAATCAGGCGTTGCTACTATATATTGTGCTTGCTTATTCGCATCAGTATCAGAACGACTTGCCCACATCAACGGTACATTCGACACCGATGTTCCTCCCGCAGAAGGATCGATCAATTTTCTTGCGTTTCCGGAGCGCCAGTTAAAGATACGCGCGGACGGATAGCTATATCCGCCGATTTCAACATCAGAAGATGCGACCGGAATGTATTCCCAGGTTTGGTTTCCCTCATCGTTCGTATCGATACCCCACTGACACACATTTGCTCCGTTTTCCTCCGTAGCGTGCCCTAAATCGTCGATATTCTCGCCAGAATGGGCGAAAACGAAGCGATTTTTCGTGCTATCTTTAATAGTCGCAGGAATTAGCCTCGTGCTATTATCCGTAGCATTCGGCGATGTATTGTTGATTATCGAACCGTAGCTGAACGAATTGCCCGATATTCCGAAAATCGATGCCGTATCCAAGAACGAGCGGAATCTATAAGGAAAATGCGAAAGCTGCTCCGATTTTCTAAAATACCACAGCTGCCTATCGCTTCCGGTATATTCCTGAACTATAATCTGCTGCCCGTCGGCTACCGCACCGCTTCCCGCTATCGTTGCCGCCGTGCTTAAATCAGACCAAGGCCTAATCGAATATAGCGGTTTCCCGTCAGCGCCTTTCTTTTCGTAATGTATAGCAATTCCGTGTTGCCCATATCTCGCCCCGGACGTGTTAGTTTTATATGACCAGAAGCTTCTCGATGCTCCGTCGATTTCGAGTGTCCATTTAATACTATCGAATACGAACGGTGAGCATATCATCGAAAAGCCGTTCCCGAGTCCATTTAAAGCCCAGAAGTCGGTCGCCCCGTCGAAGCTGCCGAGTTTTCTTATAGTAAGAGGCTGCCCAATTAGATATGTCTCATCCGGGTATGTTTTCCTATTTTTAGTATTAACGACGCAAGGCGAGCCAGAAGGAGATGCGGCGGACACTATTGCGTAGTTTCCATTCAGTTCGATTTTAGTTCTCTGATCTATCTCGTATCTAATCATGAACCAAGCATTAGCGTCGTCGCGCCCATACTTTGCGAAATACGGCTGCCTTATTCCGTAATATTGCAGACATATATTGGAATGCGGCTTTGTTATATAGGCAGCATAATGCGTCACCTGCGTCGTCCCGCCGCCACCAAGCTCGAATCCGATTTTTAATTCCAGAATCGTTTTTTCATTTATAGAAGAAGCAAAAACCGTGCTTCCGTTCTCATCGCCTAAATATAAGCCGTTATCGATACTCTGCCGAAGTGCCACGCCATTTGCCATCGCCCAATCAGGAGAATCTATCAGATTGATTTGGTAAGATATCGGATCGAACGAAGACGACTTCGCTTTTAATCTTGCCGCGCTCTTGTTAGTAGAATCGTTCCACAGATATTTGATACGCTGCTGGTCATACAGGTACGGCGTAATGCTAATCGGGAAGTCTCGCTTGATTGATACATTTGGATTCAATCCGGAGTCTATCCATCCCCTTTTATTTATATCGATAGGCCAGAAGCATACCGGGTCGGATTGAAGCACCCACGCGCCGTTAGCGAATGCGAGGTACGCTTTCTGCTTGTCCGAGTAGATAGCAACGCCGTCCCTGTTTTGCCCGTCGATTTTCTTCATTCCGTATCCGACATTATAGATTGACCAGGTATCCGTCTCGTCGGGCGTGAGCGATGTGCTAACCGTTTTATCGCTATTAGATACCAAGTAGTAGGCTTCTCCGTCGTCGATGTATCGGAATGACATCGTCGTTGCGTCTATCGTTAGCGTTGATAGATACGAGGCGACATGCGTTCCGCCGAGCGAGACGTCATGCGGAATGACGGATTTGATGCCTTTGATATATACGACATCGTCAGCGTCGAATCCGTATTCGGCTCCGTCCGTTATTCCGCTATCTGTTCCATCTACTGCGAACTGATACTCACCGGTTAGTTCGACCTTCTTTCGAATAGGCTCAAAAGTGAAGTAGGACTTGTCGAGAGCAGGTTCCACCGTGGTGCCGGTTATCTCCGGAGACAAGAAGTTCTTGAAGTTTTCGAACGTCTTCTGCGCATATCCATAAACCGGCTGGCTATCGTTAGATACGCCGCAGGCGAGTCCGACGGTATCCGACCAGTCGCCGAGCCAGATGATTCCAGTATTATCTGTATCGGCGGCGTCGTTCCCAGTCGTGAGATGGGTGATATGGAATCCCTTGCTCGTATCTACGCTTTCCGTGCCGGCTACCCATGCTCCGTCGGTTAAAACATTTGACGCAGGCAAGCCGGCAATATCGACGAGATTGCCGTATCGGGAATCGGTGCGAAGATTGGACACGGTGATGATAGCCGCATCTGACTTGTTTGCCGAGAATGTTCCTGTTTTCGTTAGATATCCGCCGAGAGCGGCATTGTATAGCCTGTACTCGCTGTTGTTGAATTGTTCAGATTTGTCGAAGTTTTCAACAATCCAGTCGGTTTTATTTCCATCGGTAATACGCCCCATGCGGATACCGTTCGCCGCAGTGCTTGCCGAACCGAGATAATCGAAAGGCGCTCCGTAATACGGCCATGATATACTTGACGGATATACTGACGGGGCAGGCGAGCCGCTTGTTCCGATTTTCCCTTCCGTGTAATGCCACAGGTGATTTGCCAAGGCTCCGCCATCGATTCCGTTCTCCGGATGGAATGAACCGACTGAAGCGCCACCATTGATTCCTGAATATCCGCTAGTCGTTAAATCGTTCTCGCCAGTTTCGAAGTTTATAAGACGCATCGCAGCCGAGCCGTATTCCGCTCCGCCCCATGATGCTTTGAACCACAGCCCGCTGTCGCTTTGCTCGTATGTATGCACTCCCGGATTGCCTAGCCTCTTGTTAGTCGAGACGTTCTTGAATCTATAAAATCCTTCCGGGAGACCGGGTTCTACGGTATAAGGCTCGAACTCAAGTCGCCATCGTGTATCTGAATATTGCCCGAGGTTTGCTTGCGTGCCGGTATCGAAGTTAGGGAAGCCGATGCGTCCCCATATTGATGCCCTGCCTTTGATTTGAAGATATCCGGCAACATGTCCGTTTAATGTCGTCTCGTCTCCGATTTCCCATCTATCTGGCCCGTTTGCTATGTTCCAGAATTCCCATGTGACCCAGTTAATCGGATCATCTGATGTATTGCTTCTGATTTCCGCATTGAAACGAGGCGCGAGTATTCGAAGCCCGCCGTTTTCTACTTCGACGTAGTATGTTGTACTGTGGTCGTCGGCATCTTTTCCTGCTGACGTTCCGCCGATTTGGAGAGAGTATCTGTACTCGTATGAGTTATTTAATGCGCCGGTGAAAAGGTACTTACGGACGCCGTTTTCGGTGTGTGCGATTTTGTAAAATCCTGATTTTAACGGCATGACATACCTCCGTGGTTTGATTATATACAACATATCAGTACCACGATGCGGCAGATGTATGGTACATGAGGCTCGCGCGAACGATGTGCGTAGTGTTCGCGCGAGATGTTAATCTATGAGGATATGCGGATTAGGTATTCGATGAACTCCCTCGCCGCTTGCTGCGCTGCTACCTTGTCGGTTAGATTGACATCACCGAATGCGAGGTTGTATGTCGTTCCGCCTGCCGTGCCGACACCCGGTGCGTCGAGTGGGGTGACTCGGGCTCCTCGTGGGAGCGTCAAGAGCTCCGGCCCGGCTTCGCCTACCATGACCGTTCCGCCCGTGGTTAGCGTGCCGCCAGTAGCGAGCTTCGGAATAGTGAATTTCTTTCCGCCTACGCCGGGCAGCCAATCCGGGACGGTAAATCCGAAACCGCCAATCGTGTTATTCCACAGCCGTCTGATAGCGTTGAACGCCGCCTTGAAAGGAGCCGAGATAGCGTCGGCAATTCCTTTGAAAACATTTCCGATATTATTGACCGCAGATTTGAAGAAATCGACGAGCTTATTGAATATCCCCTTCACCCAATTGACTGCGTTCGTGAAAAATACCGGAATCTGGCCGATGAAGCCGCCGATGATATTTAGCAGTCGGGCGACGCTTGATATGATACCGGCAATTAATGTGCCGACGACTTGAAAAATCGTTCCGACTATCGTTCCGACTACCGCTCCGATAGCTGGGAGGTTTGCTCCGATAAAGTTAAAGAGCTCGGTGAGCAGCGGGTATATGTTGGAGACGATCCACTGCGCAATATCCATGATAACCTGAATAAGCGGCTGGGCGGCCGTCTCTATCTGCTCCAAGCCGGCCATGAGACCCGGCATCATCGCCGAGACAAACTTACTGACGAACCCGAAAACGCCCTTCAACACATTCGCAATAGATTTAGCGTAATTGATGAAAATCGGCAAGTTATTCACTACGAACGGCACGATATATTGCTGTATTACGCCGCCGATGAATTGCAGGATATCGCCGATGACGGTGAAAGCGCTCTGGGACTCCTGAATATTCATCTGGAGCCATGCGCCTACTACTTGCCCAACGGCGTCGGCAACGAGTTTGATTGCCGTAGCGATAGCGTTAAAATCTATACCGTTTAAGAAACCGGATATTCCGCCGGCAACCTCATCTATCTTCGGCTTCAACTGATTCAATATCTCGGTTATGGGAGTTAGTAGCGACGATAAATCGAACCCGCCTCCGCCACCGAAGACTGAATTGAACGCCTCCTGCGCTCTCGTGAAAGCGTTCTGGAAAGCCGTTCCGACTGATTCGATAGTCGTCTTGATAGATTGAAAAACCGGCGTCTGAACAACCTGATTCAATAAGTCCTGAACTTTTCCGGCGAAAGACTGCACAGCCGCTACGCCAGATGATATTCCGTTAGCGACACCTGATATTACCGAAGTGACTGTCGGCGTTATTGCGTCAATTGCTGCGGAGCCGGCACCTACTATCGCCGCCTGCAGATTGCCCATCGCGCCTTCGATAGTCGATGTCGATGTCGCCGCCTCTTTCGCAGCGTCGGTAAATCCGAGATCCTGAATAGCCTGATTGAACTCGTCGGCGGTTATCTCGCCATTCGCCATCGCCTCACGGAAATCGCCAGTATACGCGCCGTTCTTCTTCATTGCCTCCTGAAGCATCCCTGATGCTCCGGGAATTGCGTCCGCTAATTGATTCCAGTTTTCCGTTGTAAGCTTTCCGGCTCCTGCCGTTTGCGTTAGCACGAGGCCGACTGATTTAAACGAATCTGCACTTCCTCCTGCTACGGCATTTAGATTGCCTGCCGCCTCTACTAACGAATCGTAGTTCGCGACGCCGTTCGCGGCGAGCTGCGCCGTGACGTTACGCACATCGCTCAATCCGTAGACTGTTTGATCTGCGTATTTCTGCGTGCTCTCCGTGAGGGATTTGATTTTAGAATCATCAAGCCCAGCGAATGATAGCGTGGAGGCGAACTTCTGCGAGCTGTCTGCCGTCTCAATCATCTCGCCGCCGAGATTAGCAATTGCGTCGAACGCTTTGCTTGCTAATGACCCTACGACACCTGCTATCGCTGCAGTGCCTTTCGAGAGGCCGCTTTTAAAACCTCCGCCAGCGTCTTGACCGGCTTTTTCACCAGCGGTTTTAGACGCTCCTGTCAGCCCCTCCGATATTTTAGATTGCGCACCCTCCATCGATGGTATGATGGTGACATACGCTTTCCCTACTTCGAAGCCGCTTGCTGCCATTTTAATCACCTCGCTCATGAATGAGTGTTTTGATTATCCCACCAATCGTTGAAATCTTTGACTTTTATTCCATTTTTGCCATATGTCGTGCGTTTAGCACCGCCATCTACTCCGGGGCGTGGATATGGTTTCGGCTGCGGGGGCTTCTTATGTCCTTTCGGTATTCTTGCGACTACGCTCTCCCACCTTAATGACGAGATTTCATCTATAAGCGCGGCGATTAGCATCGGGAGCCGTCTTTCGCCTTCCCAGTATGCCGTATCCGGGTTTAATTCCGACACTAATGCGGAATCATGTCCGAGGTATTTTAGAAAATCGATCAATTCGCGCCATGTGAAACTCTCATTCGGAAAATCAGATAGCGTGTATTGCGTTTTCGTCATTAGATCGTAATTTAGTGCGGCGCCGTGATCTATAATATACGGCGCCGCACTGATTATTCCGGGAGTTTCGCGCTACTCGCTTCGTTCCACGCCTCGAATATCGTCAGCATATCGGCCTGCGTAATCTTATCTGTTAGACCCGGCGTGTATTGATCGAGTATGTCGATGATGAGATCCACCATGTCGAGGGACTTCTCCTCGTCGTCATCTATCTTATTGATTGATGACAGCTTGCGAACCGTTTTAACCGGGAGATACTGCATCAACGGCAAGCGATACAACTTCGTGTCTCCTTCGAGTTTGAATGCGAAGTTCGTCCGTTTATCGAGTGATAGGATTTTCGCTGACTGGCTCATGACTGCCTCCGATTATCGTAGCGTTATAGGAATTACTTTGTTTTGACTTTCCCGTCGTCGAAGTAGATGTAGCAATTATGTCCGTGCTCGTCGGCGTATGTGGAAAGCGTTACCGGCCATGTGATCGCGTCCGAGGAAGTGAAGCTGACTTCGTCGACGGATGTGATTTGACCATTCGGAACGACGATCAGAATACGATGCGCGCCGTCTTTGAGCTTGAAGACCCAAGACTTAGCCGCTGGGAGCTTCGCCCCGATACTGACGGTGATTTTCTCTCCGTCGGATTCAGTAGCCGGGGTGACGACCACGTTCTCATCTCCGAAGGTATTCTTCAGCGACTCGGCGTTCGTCTCGAGGTGCGACCAGGAGAACGTGACGTCCCTTGACTCGAGCAGCCTCCTTACGAGAGCGCCGTTCCACTCGTTGATGTCCGATGTGCTGTCGTCGATGGTGAAGCTCAGACCATCACTTGACACATACCCAGAATCTTTGAAAGCGTCATTCAATTGATCCGCGATGCCCGTCGGCAACTCCGTGCCAAGCGGGGCGGATAGGATAGAACCAGTCGATGTCTGATCTGCGGTGCCTACGAGAACCTTTGAAGCGTCTAGCATGATTAAACCTCCGTCTTCGCATTGCTAGAAGGGTATCCTTTCACCGTGACTAATACCACGAATCTCATGCGCGGTATCGTCGGGTGATCAGGATCAATAAAAGGATATGGAGAAGCGGAAATGTCCGCCGAGTAATATTGAATAGATGTCCCAGCTGTATATGGGAACGAGGCGATAATCGCTTCGACGATCGACGCGCTTTCTCTTACCGCTGCCCATGTCTTGTCATACACATCAATCGTTACATTTAGATTATCAACAACGAGATCCTTTCTAATTCCACCAGTCTGCATGAAATAGGCGAAAGGCAAGTGCTTCCCGAAGTCGGCGGAGAGAGGCGGAGCGCATGTCGATATCTCATACCCGTTGGATTTTCCAACGGCTTCGACATCTTTCCTGATAGCGTCTTCTATGTCTATTTGATGTATTAGCATCGTCATCTACCACCGAGTGCTTTTTCTATAGTAGCGTGCCGGCTTTCATCTATGACTGCCGAACCGTTTGCCGCACTCACATACGCAATAACACGGCCGCCAGCGTAATTGCCGAGCTTCGGGCCTTTAACCTCGTACCGTGGTTTCTCTTCTAAATCATCATCATTCGATGCGATTGAATTAGCCTTCGAAGCGATGTCATCCGCCGTGCTTTCTACTAAACTATATACTCCATCGGAGCACAGCAGATCGTGAAACCCCTTCGATATAAACTCGATTCGGAATTGTTTGCCCATCGTGCTCACCTTTATCCGTTCCACGAGCGAAGATATACTACCCCATGAGATAGAGCTCCCGTCGGGCTTCTCCACCACATGACATCGCCATTAACTTCGAACATCTTACCGAGAAACTCAACCCTGTCTCCGGGTTTAATATCCGCGCCATCCGGTATGTATGCCATCAGCGAATCGTAGAACTGATTGACGCGCGGTTCGTCATTGCTTGTATTAGACGTAGAAGGCTGAACCGAACATCCTGAAATGTCATGACTTTCGGCGTTATCCCAGTCGAACACCATCGCCCCGCGCTCATTAATCAGCGGAGCTCTAAAAACTTGAAGCGTATCACTGCACCACGACGGCAACATCGAAATCACCTACTATCGGAGTCTGTTAATTCTATACGGAGTAAGTAATGCCGCGTCTCTACTCAATAGCGACACGCCGCCAGTGATCCCCTCGCCAGTCGTGTTATATGTCAGCGATATCTGCCCGGCGGATTCCGATCTGATGCCAGCGGAGGCAGTCAAGGAGTTTAGCGCTATCTGTGCGGCTATCTGCGATACGAGCGCCGCTGTGTTAGCGAAGCCCGCCTCGTATTCGATGACCGTGCTTCCCCATTTGATACCATCGACGGACGATAGGTTCGCCAGCCTCACAAGACCTGACGACTTGTATTCAATCGAATCGACCGGAATATTCTTCCCATCCACCGATATAGAATTAATTCCTCGAACGCCTACCGCTGGTAGGTATATGATTTTATCCGATAGCTCAGTGGTATATCTGCAAGTTAGAACGGGAGAGATATGCCATCCGCAGTAATCACGAATAGCGGACGAGACGGCGAGACACATCGTTTCGACGCGCGGGTCGTTTGCCTTGATTTGCCCTTTGCTTGCCGTCTCGATATCTGCAGGAGTAACGAGGGCTGGCACGGCCGTCTCGTCTCCGACTTCGGCCTCATATCCCCATTGTGTAAGCAAGTAAGCCATGCCAGTCACCTCATTAAGCAGTAGCGATAGAAATAATATGCTCGTCTTCAAGACCGGCGATGAGCGTAGAAACGACGGCAGCGAGCTTGTTAAAATCAGCAGCGCTGACCGACGCCTCCGCCTCGACCGTCGGGACGGTAAGCGAATCGTGTGCGAAAGCGTGCGCATTGACGGCCACGTTCTCGCTCGAGTCGAAACTCAATCCCTGCCCGAGCTTGATTGATACGGCGCCTGCGGCATCGATATTGAACCCCGTAGTAGGATGGGAGATACCGTTATACTCCGCCGTAGCGATAGGAAGCTCGGTTATCGGGAGCTGTGGTTCGCCATTAGCATCGACGAGAGACGCCACGATTGTCTCGGAGTTCTCCGCCGCGTCGTCTTCGACGAACTTGATTTTAGAAATAACCCTGTCCATTTAAATCACTCCCGATGCCGAACTGCATCCGATTAATTCTCGGCCTGCGTCAGCTTGAAGAACGCCTGCGGGACATATGTTGCGAGAGCGAGACGCTCCTCGACACGAACAGTCACGCGGTTATGCGAGAAGTCATCACCGTCGTAGCCAGTAGCGGCACTCTGTCCGCCCTTGCTCATGACGGATGCGCCAGCGGCGAAATTGCCGACGAGAATCGTGCCAGCCGGGATAGCAGGCGTGACGACCGTCGGGACGCCCCACAGCTCTGGCTGCGCAACGACATTGACGCCATTGCCATAAGCGCCGGTGAAATAGCCGCCGCCGAAATACTGTCCGTTGGAATCCTTGTAAAGACGGATCTTCTGATAGTCGGCAGGGTTAATGACGATACCGTCGGCGTTATAACCGGAATTCAGCTGCACCTTCGTGATAGCATCATAAACGGCCTCGGCGATATCGGCAGGCGTAGCAGCCTTCTTATACTGACCGGACTGAATACCATCGACGGAAAGGATGCCAGCGACATTCCCGTTCTGCCCATCGCCATTGATGAGATCGTTCTCGATGACGAGATCGAGCTCATACTTGCCACGACCATCGATAGCGGATGCGAGGCGAGGATAATCTTCGAGCAGCTCGTCGGACTCCTTCATAATGCCGGCGATCTTAGAAAGGGCAACAGTCTTAACGGTTGCACCGATGTGGAACTGCGGCTTCTTACCGTTCTCGGCAGTCTCCGCAGGCGCGCCCTCCGTAGCCCCAGCCACGAAGTAGCTGACGGCCGGCGAGGAAACAGTCTCCGCTGCGAACAGATCGCGGACATGGAGCTGACGCTGCGCTGGGAATACAATTCGATCCGTCAAATCGCCCTCGGTGCGAGTAGGCGAAACGGTGGTATCTTCAGCGGCCTTAACATCGGCTGTAATCGTGGTGAAGCTGACGCCGCGGGCGGCACCCTTCTCCTTCAACGCATCAGCCATTGCGTTACCAAGGCTCTTGATAGTCATGTTATTCACTCCCTTTGTATGAGATGTACCAGTAGTGCCGAACGCATTGATTTTAGATTTCGCTGCTTCGGCGCTTTGAATCTTGCCGTCGATCTCATCGATCTCCGACGCGAGCTCATCGACACGCTTGATGGCTTCCATGTCCGCGCTCTTAACGCGATCAGTTAGACCAGCCATCTCTTTCACGAGCGACGCTCTTTTTTCACGCAGGCTAGGCATCTTGTATCCTCCTAATAGATATATTTAGCCATCTTGACGATAGCCTCCGCGACTTCCTTTTTCCTATCGTCGTCGTCATCGGAGTCATCATCATCGGGATCATCAACGCCGTTCAGATCCTCTGCGTTGCTCGTATCCGAGTCCTCCGCATTGTCCTCGCTGCGATTAGACGAACCGTCATCAGATTCATCATCAGACGCTTCGGTATCCCCGTTGTCATCAACATCATCGGCATCATCGTCCGCCGGCTCCGCAAGAGCAGCCTTTATATCCTCAATATCAATAGTCTCGAGAAGCTCTGATATATCGGAGACGAACTTGAATACGGAATCATATAGATCCGACAACGCGGCCTTGATAGAAGCGATGGCATCCGAGAAACTTTCGAAATCTCCAGCCCCGTCGGAAACGACATCATCAACGGGGCTGGGATTATCATCGTCATCGGAATCGTCGGCGACATCAGATGCGTCAGCGACATCAGATGCGTCAGCGGACTTAGCCTCGACTACTTCCGCATGCCCATTCGCAGGAATAGGAACGAGAGAAACCTCATACAGCTTGATCTCACGCAACTCGTTCGCCTCACGCCCATCGTCTAATACAATAGTACCCTGATCGAGTACATCATACGCGAAGCTCAGCTTACTCAACCTCTTCTCGAGAACGAGCCTGCGGACATACTGCGCCGTCTCCGAATCCTTATCGAAAGTAGCCTCGATACGCAGCCCACGCTCGTCTTCCTCGATGGAATCGACACCGCCGATATTCATGGACGGGTCGTCGGTACGATGGCCGAAGAGCAGCGGAATTACATTCCCGGACTCCTTCCAATCCTCCAGCGTATTTTTAAAAGCGCCACGGGCAATTACATCGCCGTAGGAATCAGGCTCCCTATCGAAAGTAGCCGCATACGCTACGATATGCCCGCCGTCATCTCCGGCTGCTTTAAACTGAACGGAATAGTCTTTCTTAAACATCTCAATTCCTCCAATATCAATCAGGAATAGTTAGAACGAGGACGCAATTGCATCCCGCTACCTCATCAACGGATAGCGACCCGGTATCCCCCGGGAACATCGCCCCATTGCTGAACGGCTCATCGAACGGAACAGTCTCACCATTCATCCGAGCGTGCGAAGCCCGTGGGTTAGACGAAGTGACGACCCATGTCTTCAATACATCATCTTCAGTACCGCTCTGGCGAATAGCCTCACATGCCCCCCAGCTGCTCATCGAAGTAGCCACGCCAGCGCCGATTGCCGCTGCTCGATTATATACGGCGTCATCGAAAACGCCGTCGGGCGTAGCCTTCAAATCATCATCGGGCACATCGTCGGAAAGCGAGGCAATCAGATTGCGAAGCGTAGTATCATTAACGCCGCGCGACTTGCCCTCACATACCTTCCTGACATACGCCGCCGTAGCATCGCCATCCCACAGCTCGTCGGAAAGAGCGAGTTCCCGAAGCGTCGAACGCCCGAAGCGTGAAACCAAATCCATTACAACAGGGAACAAGTCATCGGTGAGCTCCCTATTCCATCTGTCGGCGTCCCACCAATCAGGCGTATCGTCCTCCGCCTTGACCGACGCGCCGCGCGACTTCTCGGCCCCGATTTTAGAAACGACCGACTTCCTCTGCCTATCGAAGAAAGACTTCAAGACATCGGCAATCAAATCGGCATCGTCGTCCGAAGCCTTAATCGTAGCCGAACGCCCATCAGAGTCCGACTTACACTCGACATCGCCGGCGTTCTCCTCTGCCCCGGAATCATCGACACCGCCAGCTACTCCGACACCGGAATACATCGACGCATAACTATTCGACGTCGTATCGTTCGGCGAAGCGAGGCCGCCCGCGATCACATTCAACGGAACAATCAACTCATCGCCGCCATCGATACGAGGCAAATTGAGTCGACCGCGCGCCTCGTTCCTCGTCATCCACGGACCGCCAACCGCGCTCTGAATAGTCGAAGCCTGCTCCTCGAAAGAACCCGACAGCTTCGACGATAGGTCGAACTCGACATATTCATCAGCCGGCGCACCGATACGAGGAATGAGAAAAGTATTCAGCCTATCCGTAATCATACGGAGCCATGGGCCGAGCGTCTCCGTGTATAGCTGACGCGCGTTCTCCTTGACCGAAGCGTATGTCTGCCCGCTCGACGAGCCGACCAACGCAGGGTTTAGATGATACACGCCGCACACCGTCTCCAGTGAGAGCGTGTTCGCCTGCGCCCACTGCGCGTCTGAGAACGAGAACGACGGCGACGCCTTAATCTCCATGCCATCTTCAAGAACAGGCGTACCGCCAGCCTCTCCGCCTTCTCCAGTCCACGAAGCCTTCCACGACTCTTTAAAGCGCGCAGCCTGCGCGTCCGTCCACCCAATCACGTCCTTCGGTCTGCTGATATACGCCGGGATACGAGCGCCGCGCCGCCAAATCTGCTCGCGATACTTCCACGCGCTAACCTGCTCACCGAGCACCTGCTTTAACGCCGTCACCGACGATGTACCGAACCGTGGGTCGGACGGCTTCCAGCCATGCCAGCGAATTATCTCATCGGAGCGAAACGATGTCCGAACCCCCGTGTCCGGGTTAGCAATTGTAACAACCCCAGGTTCGAAGATATCGCCATCGCTATAATCGCAAATCCACGCATACGGGATAGGGCGAATAGTAAAGCCGCTGGGGGAATCAGCGTCCTCACCAACAACCCACAGCGCCTCGTCATTTAAAAGCAAATCCGACGCCAGCGAATATATCAACTCGTACCCCGTCATATCGGGATTCGGATTACGGAGTAGCGTCGGCAACACTCCGGAGCTATCACGGACGCGATCGTTCTCATCGTTCCTCGTGTAGCACTTTAAAGAAGTCTGCGCGATAGACGAGGCGAGGAAACTGATGACCGTTCTCAAATGCGGCTGCGTCTCATATAGCCGCTCATTGCTCATGCCATCAAGCATTGACGAGATATCGTTATCCAAACCGAAATACACGCGCAGCGATGACCCGGCACCGGGATTGATAAATCCCCGCATTCTCTGAAAAAGCCCCATCGCACAATCCTCCACTTACAATATATTAAACCGTTAGAAGGGCAAACGACCGCCCCTTCGTGCTCATCGCATTCGGCAGAGCTTTATTCTGCCCGATATCGCCGACGCCATTGATAGCACCATATGCGAGAGTACAAGCAACGAGCGGGCTAATGTCATCGGGGCTATTCCTACGATCCCAAGCCCATGCACCATCGCCCATGTTTTTAGTGCGTGCGGTATCAGCGGCGGAATCAAGAACGGGCTGCGGGCGATGGTAAATACAAGATCCATCGTTACCCGGTGAAACCGCAGCAACAACGCCGTCCCAGAACTGCCCGCAGCCAGCGGCAACATCGCGTCCGACTACCTCGATTAGTTCTATCCCGTTGATATCGGAAAGCGATTTAGCAAGACTCGACGCAGGGCAACCTCGTCCCTGAATTGCTATTTTAACAGTACCCCGATCGTCTTTTATAGCATCGGCAACGATGTGATTGACGATAAAATCGTATAGCCAGCGTGTCCCCGTCTTATAGGCAATCACCTCGACATGCCACCCGCCGTCGGAACGCTTTCCGCAAACGGCAACCGATGAATATTTCCTGTCCGAGCTCACATCGATACCGAAGGCGATATCCTCGTCTGGCGCAATCTCACTCTGCGCGTCGATACCAGCCGCCCAAGAACCCTCCGGGAACGGATGAAACACAGCACGATTGACCCACTGACACAGGCACTCCGTAAGGAAAACATCCTCCGGATCCGTCTGAAAAGCAGCCCGCAAACTATCCGGCTCGATAGAATAACCCATCGACGGATTAGCCATCGCCCATGTCTCCGGACGAGACGGATCGGCACCGGGAGGCGACGACCATTCAAACAGCCCAAGATAATCAGCCGTCCCGCCATCCGCGCCGTCATCCGCGCCGCCATGCAAATCGAAATAATCTCCGACGATACCATCGGGATCACCGAGAGCGGCATGACCCAGCAAACGCAAACGCTGCAGCACGACCGACGAAGCGTCACCCGCGTTCGACATCGACCAGACGATAGCATTAGGCCTAGCCATCATCGTCTTCGTGATAGCCGACCACGCATCGAAATTAGTCTGCTCACGCAACTCGTCAAGAAGAATCAAATCGCCGGACAAGCCACGCCCGCCACGCCGAGAAGCAACCTGAACCTTATAACGAGAACCGTTAGAAAGCTCCAACGACTTCTTGCCATTCACCCGGCTAACGCGCTCAATCTCTTCGCTTAACTCCGGGACTTCCTCTGCGAACTCTACTACCGACTGCCAGATTTCCTCGGCGATATCCAGATTCTGCGCGGTACCGATAACGAGCCCGACGCACCTGATGAACATGAACCACAGCGCAAGAACGACGGAAAGCAGCGACTTGCCATTCTGACGAGCGACGAGAACCACGATATATCGGAAACGGAACCGACCATCTTCTCGAAGCTCCAGTGCATGAATCAGAAGCCATCGCTGCCACGGGAATAATTCAATACCGAGAATATCCGACGCAAATGCAATAACAGAAAAACCAGCAGAAGTCTCACTCGTCAGCTCACGAAGCGGCGGAGTAAAAACGCGCGGAATCTCACTTCCTACGATTTCCTGAACTGCCTGATTTTTCATTTAGACCACCGTCTAACTCCTTGATACGCGCCAGCTTGCTCCCATCCTTATTCGGCTTCACATCAAGCTTCGGCGTGATGCCGAGACTATCGCAATACTTCAAAAATGTGACAGCCGTCACCGTATCGAACTTCTCATCGACATACGGCCAGCCCGGCGTATCCATATAGTCGGCAAGCTTACGAGCCGCATCAATCAACGCTCCCTGATCCAGCTTCTTAATCAAACCGGCACGGACCGCCGCGCGAACCGATTTATCAAACGACTCACGAACAGAAATCGGCTTCTCCTCTCCATCAGCCATATCAATCACCTCTCACCATTTCCTCGACGGATTGCCAAGCCTATCATCGCCGAACCTCGTCCCATTACCGCGTGAACGATTGCACGACGCATGGGACGGACGAATATTCGATAAATCGAACTCCAGCTCCGGATACAACGAGACCGGCTTCACATGATCCGGCTCCCACGAATCAGGATCATTCGCAGGCGCCGTATAATCAATCGGACGCCCGCAAATCCAACACACGGCGTTCTCCTTCACATCACGATTGAACGCCATACGGCGAACAGCCTGCCACCTCGAACCGCCACGACGAGAAGCCATCAGCACTCACACTCCAAAACGACATCCGGACGAACCTCACGATACAAATCGACGAATACTCTCTCTCTCTCTCTCTCCGCCATGCGGCGCGTCAATCGGCGCGTCCGGCAAATAGGATAGAATCCAATCCGCAAGCCGCCACTTCGAACCCATATACGGAATACCATAACACTGACGAGGCATACTCATCACTCCCATTAATCACGCTTCGCAGTAGACGCACCATGCATCCAAACATTAGCGTTTATCGTCCGATAACCAGTATATTTTTCGATATCATCGCAAATTGCAATAGACGTCGTATATCTCCTCTCACTCCGCCACTCTTTTAAATCATCTAACAAACCAGCATCAACGCATTGATTAAACATATCGCGATCAATAACACCATTATCGATTAATTCATCAACACGAGCATCAATATCTCCAAGCGGGGGGTTAGATGGCGGAAACATGCCGTTACCCATATACGCACACGAAAAATCTCTACCAACAAATACTAAAAACTCAGTCCTTAAAATGCGACTTATTAAACAATCGGGTGTATTCTGTGCCCCCCACGTGCCGACCAATTTTTAAAATACGGAGTTTTTTTAATACAATCCGACCATAAATCAATAACGCTACATAGCATCGACAAATTAGGCAACGGCTGGAAAGCGTCAAAACGAACGCAGTCATTTAACGACATACAATCGCACCATCCAGCCGCAATAACAAGAACATCTTGCTTCAACGCAAGACGCGCACGGTATGCTGCCCCGAAAGCGTTGTGCGATAAAATATATTCCTCAGCTGCAATACGCATTTTTATATTTATCGGCGTTCGTCTGAATCATATTCATGACCTTTCCTATCAAGCTCATCGATTAAAGCCAGCTCTCGCTCCGATAGCGTCCACACAACGTCATTAGCCGCAGTGTTAGCCGCAGCAGCGTTAGCCGCAGCGTTAGCCGCAGCGTTAGCCGCAGCGTTAGAAAGAAGCAAACCTTGTCCGAATATAGCTTTCTTCTTCTGACGCTGACTATCAAGCTGCGAAATATGAATAAAATCGTCCGCAGATATCTTAAAATCTACCCCATACCTCGACATCTTGATAACGTCGCTCGCAGTTAGAACGTTACGGGGGTACGTATATTTAGGAAGCGATCGATGCAATCGCGATGCGTTTATCTTATTCGCTTCTTCAAGCATGGAATACAATTTAGGATCAGACCTTACCCCGAGCGATTCCAAATTGGTAACGAACGATGTGCTAACTTTCGCAGTGTTCTCGTATTCAATCGTCACACCGATACAAATCATACATGATGATGATGCAGCGCTGAATATCGTCAAGGCGTTCGCAAAGAGAAAGAATGGGATGTTCTTTTCTGTATAGAAGCGGAGTATCTTCGACATGATCGAGAATGGTGGGTTATCGACGACAATATCATCGTCCTGATAATCGTAATTCTCGTAGTCTCCGCCTGGATAGAACGGACGAACGAAATTCGCCTTGTCTAATTTATAAGTATCGGCGACATAATCAGCAACAACCTCATAGATGTTATCCGGAGTATAGCAATCGTCTGTTGTTTTTTTCACACGGAACTTATCGATGAACTCATCGTAAGTGTTAGTCTTCTTACTTGGCATATATGTCCCTCACATCTTCCCGACATCACTTCCATCTAATTTAGTAGTACCCGGCATGTCGAAACTGCCCCGTTTTTGATCGATTTTCGCAATTTTTCGCGTCGTTTTTAAAAGAAAAACGCAGCCAGCGCCCCATATTTCTTCCCTACCCCCCCCCTGGGGCTCGGGGGGAGAAAAACCTGCTGGCGTGGGATCAGGGCCGAGCGCGTCCGTCGGCAAGATTTCGACTCCCCTACCCGTGCAGATTAAAAAAAATTAGAAGAAAACCCGACGACGACACGCAACTAATCTCGAAATATTTGTTTTCATTTGAAAAATCTTTCACAAATCTTTAAAAAGAATGAAAAACTCTTACAAATCGAATCGAATCTTTTCGCTTCTCAAATCGTTCTAACTAAACGAGAAAGCGAAAGAGAAACGGAAAGAAGAACTCGACGACCGACGGGAAGAGGATACACGGACGGCATGTGGAACAAACGAAGAACGATAGAACACGAAAAGAATAAAAAGATAAAAACGAATCAAAGCACGAAAGATACGACAATACAAGAATAAAAAGATAAAAGCATACGGCGGGGCGCGGGACACATATACGCCCCCGCGCCCCGCCGTATGAAATGATACCCCCGCCACATATAATATGGGGGCACGATTTTAGGCCAGCAATAGCAACGGCTGCATCACCGTGTTTCCGAGATTTCCGCCGGCACTAATACTCCCCGCCGGCTCGTAGTATCTGCACTTCGGGCAATCGGCGGATAGGATACAATCCTGCAACCTGCCATTTACCCGTTGCATCCCGAACTCCATCATATAGGCACGGCACACCTCGCCATGAATACAAGGGCGGACATTCTCTCGACTATCGGACATACTCATCATCCTCCAATGATTAGAACGGCACATCTTCATCCGCTGCGCTCGGCTCCCCGTTATACTCCCAGCAACGCTGCACGCCGTATTCGCCGCACCGCTTCTTCGCCTCGAGTCTAACCCAGCCCGGCATGCTATCCATGATCTTACGGATATCGCTGAAGAGCAAACTACGGCGGGATTCAATCGTCTTGGTATCAAGCCCCAACGCATCGACGGCAATCTGACGGGCACACAGCCGGACGCCATGGTTATTCGCCAGATACTCCTGAATCAAACCGACACGCTCATCATCGACGAGAGCGTCATCGAAGATAGCCTGACGCGCCGCCTCCACATCGTTCGGCAATACAAGCTTGTCGGTCCCCAGCGTCAATACCTCCGCCCAGACCTGCCTGATATACTCATCAAAACCATCGGCGAACATATCGACCTTCTTTTCGCACACGCCGCATAGCAGCGGCAAGAAACGGCGGTTCCCAGTTCTATCCGTGAGGAATGTCGTCTCGTTCGTCGTCCCGGCGAACACGCATCGCCTCGGGCGTCTTTCAACACGGCGAGCATACGGCGCGCGATACGAATCGACCTGCGATGTGATGAAAGCCTTAATCGCCTCAACCTCACGCGTCTTCTTCGTAGCGAGCAGCTCCGCCATTTCAACAATCCAGAAACCGCGTAGTTTTTCCAATGCGGCATCGCCGTCGATTGTATTCAGGTTATCGTTATAAAAATCGGACGACATAGAAAGCTTCTGCAGGATATACGACTTTCCCAGCCCCTGCTTGCCTTGCAGCAGAAGCATATAATCGAACTTACATCCCGGGTTAAGAGCACGGGCTACCGCTCCGCGAAGCCATAGCGTCGTGGCGGCGCGGACATACGGCGTGTCTCTAACGCCCAGGCAATCGACGAAGAGCGTCTCGGCACGCTTCACGCCATCCCATACCGGAAGCCCAGCGATTTTATCTTTAAGGCTATCAGACTGCGACGAGTTAGCCGCGAGAGTTAAACCGGACGCAATCCGCTGCGTATTCGCCGACACCCCGTACCTATCATTCAAGAAGGCATCGAAACCGGAATCATCGGCATTCGTCCATTCATGCTCACCATCATACGGGATGACATCCCACGGCAGCTCCCCGGACACAACGATGGCGTTACGGAAACTATCGTACGAAATCCTACCTTTCAAATCGACATCGTTCTCGATAATGGAGGCGATATTCGAAGTCGTCGGCTCAACCAACACGGCGTTCTTCGTCCTGCGAACGGAAAGCTCCACTCCGTTAAACGACATGACATCCGGGGCGATGCGCGGGTCGACATCAATCGACTTGCCGCCGATGAACGAAACGCTGACAGGTTTATCGCCCGACATCGAAGGCTGTGGATGATCGCCATCGCCCTGATATCTAAACGCAGAACGGACAGCGGCCGCCACCTCGGAGTCATACAGCGGCGGCTCGAATGTCATATTCAAGGCAGCCGCAGAAGCAAGAACAGATTCGAACGGAAGCCCCTGATACCTCATCGCGCACGCAGAACGGAAAAGCGTATCGTTCCTCGTCCCTGCGGACACCTTCCTGACCACCGCGCCGACACCCGCGCCGACCGACGGAGCGGAACTTGATGCCTGCTTTACAGACAAGCCAGACCGATTAGCACGCTTCCCATTTCGCAATAAAGCCGCAGCTTGTTCAATTGACATGCGAGGAGCAGCGCCAGCCGTATCAACGGAATTAATGACATCATCCAAATCATCTCCAGAATCTATACGATTCAAAATCTCATGAGCACGACCGCCGTACTTCAATTCCAGCAATTTAGTAGCAAGCTGACGAGGCAGCTCGGGTATCGTATTGCTCCCCGTCAGACACTCATAATTTCTACCATCGATGGAACTCGGCGGGGCGACTACATATCCGCCATCTCCGCGGACATCGACGCCGGGGAACAATTTCCCAGCTGAATTCTTGATCAGGCGGGCGATGCTCGTTCTATAATAGAAGTGTAATCCATCGTTCGGGGTTTTAACTATATACTGACTGAAGAGAGGAATGTCGTTATCGACCAGCCATTTCTTGAATACATCGACGCCGTCAGCTTCATCATGATGCCTATCGCAATCGATGACGACTATACCGCTAACGCTCCCTGTGACGATTCCGATATTCGGCTCGTCCTGCGACTTGTATGACGCGAAGAGCCCCGATACCTCACCCTCGTCCTTGCTGCAGTCTTTTAGACCGTGCTTCGTAGCGGGGAGCTTCTTGTTATTCCAAAGCGGGATAACGGCGAAGCCTCTTCTTGCGTAGTTAATCGCCTCGTTCCTTATAGTATCCATCGTCAGACCTCCGTGTCCGATAGAGGCGCCGCGCTTCTTCCTATAATCCGGCGCCTCAACTGTTTCACTTATAAGTATCGTGCTGCGGCTAATTTCCATACCCTAAAATCTTTCGCTCTCAATATTTTCGGCGAGCGGTATATTTACGCCCGCGAACGGCAATACTCGTAATCGCATGTGATGTGGATGCTCTTGCCGAGATTCTCGACTTCCATCCCATCGTAGGCTACTACCCTGATGATGTCATCGACTACAGCTTGCGCCGTTTTCTCGTCCGGGTATTCTACTGATATAGAAACGTTGTCGCTTCTAAAATCTGCTGATACGCTGAACGAATCGAATTTCATCGGCGCATCTTTTATCGCATAGATAACATTAGCGAGCTCGTAGCTCGGGTCGGGGATAACCGCCGCTTCCCTTCCGCTGAAGAATCCCTTGCCGTTGAAAATCCTGATGAAGCCATCGTACCATCTTGTGCAATGCAAAAGCTGCCATCCATCAGGAATGCGATCGTATATCTTGTATTCTTCTGCGTCTTTGTACTGACCGATGATGTTCGCCGTCTTACTCATGCTTAGTCTCCTTGTTGGATACCGATGGACTCTTGCCCCTTGCTGATTATAAGTATAGTGCTGCGGAACCTTTTCTCTCACGGCGTCGTGATTTGTTTCCAGATCGTTAATTGGGCCGATTAGTTAGCGGCAACATTTCAAGGCATCGGCAACACCGGCTCACCACATTCTACCTGCGGATATTCTGAAATGTTGCCGCTGTAGCCATGTTGCCGCATGTTGTACACCTTCTATATGTAATATCTATTCCGTTTATAATATTGTTCCTTTTTTACGGCAACATCGGCAACATCTATATTTTCTTGTTCTT